CTTCTTCATCAGAGTCCAGCAGCGCGGCATCTGTCGTGCCAAGAAACGCGACGTCCAGGCCAAATACCGGCACTGGCATCCAAAGCCCTGAACCTGTGAGGTTCTGCAGCGTCATCGCTTCACCGCAATCGTGATGTTCGCGCCAGACTTGATAGCATCTGTGATGCCCTCGACCTGCGCGGCCTCTTGCGAGCGCTCGAACGCGACGGCGGCCTCTTCGGCCTTCGCCTCGGCCATCTCGGCAAGCTCGTCTTCGGTGAACGGCTCGTAGTCGGTAAACTCGCGAATCTCGTTCTGCGTGTAGACCGTCTCGCCCATCTTCTGATTGATGTCAGCCATCTGTGACGCAGACGTCATCTTCTCAGGCAGCGTCATCGCGCCTTCGTCAGGCCACTCGACGTCCCACTCTTTCGGCGTCGCGAGATAGCCGAAGTCAATCAAGCGCTGCACGAACGGACGCAACACGACCGGCTGCGCATAGTCGGTGCGACAGTCGCTGACGACGTCGTTCCAGTTGTCGCGGTCTTGCTCTGACGCCATCTTTCCCATCTCTGAGCCAGTCAAGATGCGCTTCGGGATGCGCAGCGTGCCTGCGATGAGTGTGAGAATGGCGTCTTGCGGTTGGCTGAAGTCGGCGACGTCGCTACCGAGTTGATTGACGTCGACGCCACGTGTGCGCATCATGCGCGACATCTGATGCACGTATGCTTCGGCGTCTTCGCGCAGCTTCGTGAGTTCTGCCTCGCGCTCTGTCGGTGTCGCCGTCGATGCGAGCGCCATTTTCGTGTCGACGTTCAAGTGCAGTCCGGCGTTGGCGCGCAGCCAGTACGCTTCTGACCCGCCGCCCTCGACCTTGTCGAGGTCGAGTAAGTAGTTCCAGATCGCTTCGAGCCCGGGCGGCCCGAAGAGTTCGCCGTCTAAGAAGCCTCGGGCAGGGACGTGCACGATGCGCGTCCAGTGTACGGGCTTGCTGCGCACGCTCTCTGAGAACGCACTGCCGAGCAGCGTGTAGCGCAGCGGCAAACCGAAGCGACGCGACTTCGTGTCTTCGTCGTAGTCTTTGACGGCGATGCTCGCGTCAGGCGCCGTGCGTACGCCGTTGACTGACGCTCGACGCTCGGTCTGATCGACGCTGCCGCCGATCGGTCTGAGATACAGCACACTGCCCGGCGCGCCCTTCGGCAGCGGAGTGCTCGGGTCACCAGGTGCGCCAATCAAGATGCCCGAGAAGCGATTCAACGACGCGAGCACATGCGCACGTTGCAATGTTGACCAGACGCGCAGCTGATCGTTCAACTCGTCCCACTGCTTCTCGAACTCGGTTGTCTTGTCAGGATTTTCGTTCTCGAAGACGTCACCGTCGCCACGCCACACCGCGAGCGGCATGACGTCGATCGCACTCTTCGCAATACCGCCGCGCTCGTAGCGCTCGCGATACATCGCGGTCGTGACGACATCGTCGTAGCCGAAGACGCTCCACGTGTCGCGCTTGCCGCCGTGCGTCATGCCCATCGCGTTGCGCAAGAGAGCGCGATCGACAAGCGACGACGACAATGCGCGCAGCGATTCTTTGTGCTGCTCTAGCGTGATGAGCTTCGGCTCGGCGCCGTTGCCGTTGGTCGTAGGCTCTTCAGACATTAACGTATTAAGAGATCGTCCTTCATGCCCGGTTTCGGAACGCTAAACGTCTCCGTCGTCAGATAATCAGCAGCCCTAGTCCCGGTCTTCGAAGTGTCGCCCGGCGCGCTCTGCCGCGTCGAGAGCGACGACGTTGCTGCCGCCTCTTTGAACGCGTCGACGAGCGACGTGGCCTTCAGCACGAGCGCGTTGACGTTCGCGATCAACTCGCGTGCTTCAGTCGTCGCTTTCTGTAGCTCTTGCACCGCTTCGTTGATTTCTTTTGAGTCGGGCAGAATGCTCATGTGTACCTCACCAGGTCAACGAGGTATCGACTTTCGGCTGTCGAAGTTCTTCGACCGAGTAACGAATCGGGTCGATGATGTGATTCTTTTTGTCTTCGAGTATCGGGAGAATCGCTTCTTTGCCTGTTGTCGCGTCGAGCTTCGTCTTGTAGCTATAGCTCTTCAACTCATCAATCGTGTGTGTGCAGCGCGGGTGCACGATGATGTCGTAGCCTTGCAAGAAGATGACGCCTTCTTTAACACTGTTCGGGCCTTTCGTGGCAGCGACCATGCGTCGATAGCCATGTTTCTGCAAGTAACTGATCGTCTCAGGGCGCGCACTATCAGCGCGTGACGCCCACTCACGTGCCCAGCCGTGCATCTGCGGATTGCGGCACGGGCGCTTCACTTGCTCATCAACACGACAGCCGCACACAAGCCCGTCGAAGAGCGCAGGCAAGTCATCAATTTCGCAGCCAATCATGTAGACTTCATGATCGATATACAACTTGCGCTCATCGACACGACAACGCATCATCGTCGACGGATCAACACTGAAGCCCCAGTCAGCACCGAGCAACCACGCGGCATCGTCAGGCGAGTCGAACTCGGCGACTGTCCAGTTCTTAAAGACGCGCTTCTCAGAGTTCTTCTCGTACTCGCCGAGCCAGATGTGATTGTATTTCTCAATGTCGCGAGCGCGATCAAACTCCATCTCACGACGCAAGACGTCAGGGAACCACGGGTTGTCGTTGTAATTCGTCTCGACAAGCACGTAGTCGTCGCTGTGTTGTGTTTTGAGTTCGTTGAAGAGCACTTCGACAGGGTCGTTCGGGAAGCGAGGGTTCCAGCTGAACCAGATCTCTGAATCTTCGCGGCGTAATGTCGGGCGCAACAAGTCAAGCGAGCGCAGCGACAGACTCTGCGCCTCTTCGACCCAGGCGCGGTTGTAGCCTTCAAGTGATTTGATGCTGTCGGCGCTTTGATCTCTCATGCCTTGAAAGATAATGACACCGTCATTCGGCGTTTCAATCCACGATTTCTTGATGTTGAAGAGATGCCCGACGTTATATTCAGCGATGATGTCTTCAAGTAGTCGTTTGACTGATTGCTCTAGTGATTTCTGAATCTCGCGCACGCACACAGCACGAATCGGTTCGCGCACGCAATCATCAATAAGCAGCCCGCCAAAGAACTTCGACTTCGCCCCGCCTCGTCCGCCGCGTGCACCTTTGTAACGTCTGCGCTGTAAGAGCGGCTCGAAGACTTCTGCCGTCTCGATGTCGAGCGCTGTGTTAGTGGGTGCGTTGTTTACTGCGCTCAACATCACGCTCAATCGTTGAGATGTGATCGTCGAGTGTTTTCTTCGACGGTCGAACGATGATGCGTCGCACTTCGGTCACGGTCTTAATAGGTTCGCCGTTCGCGCCTGTGTGCTCGACACGATCAGTCGCTCGACGCCAGCCCGCTTGGTCCATAATACGTGTCAGCACACCTGGTGGAATCTCGCCAAGCACGATGCCTGACACGATATATTGCCGAAATTCGCGGGAGGCGAGCACACGTTCGCAGAATTTTGTTGGGTCACTGATGTCGACAGCGCCGTCGAGTGTCGGCTCTGTGTACTTGTCCGCTTGTGTCTGCTGCTCAGCTGTGCGCGGGTCGACGACTGCGAGCGCGTCAGCGAGTGAGGCTTCTTTCGGCACGTTGTCGGCGAGCATACGGTGCGCGACAGTCGAAAGCAAGGGCAAAAGTGCTAGTACAAATTGAAAATTTTGTCAAGTGTTACCGATGTTACCGAGATAGGTGTTGTCACACACATACTTCGGTAACAGAGCTTTTCATAGCGGGAATCGAGTCGTGTTACCGTTGTTACCGATGTTACCTTTCCCATATATTTAGTGTAGGAATGCTGTTTTTTGGTAGCAGCAGAGCATGTCTTTTTCTAAGAGTTGGGAAGTGCGGTAACAACCAGTAACATCGGTAACAGTTCACGCAACTCGTTGATTACAAACAGAAAACTCGTGTTACCGATGTCGGTAACAGTTTGTTACCGATGTTACCGATGTTACCGACGCAAACGGCAAGAATCACCGAGCACGACGCACACCCGCTGTCACGTGATGCTGATTCGCACGCGGCGACAGCCGACGAATGAGCCTCGCTTCACGCATCAACCAATCACCGTAGCGGCGTGAGAGACTGTATTTGATCTCGAAGCTAGACTCTCGCATACTGGTGCGCTCATATTGTTGAAACGTTTTTCTGATACGCCTACAAAGATTCGATGACGAACCAATATAGTAGACATGGCCGTTCATGTACACCACATACACACCAGGCACATCAGGAAGTTTAGAGAACCTGCTAAGCTCACGTGTTGTGTGCCATCTTGTCATTCATCCCCCACCACAATCAACACCGCAAAACACACAAGCGCTGCGAGCACCTCAAGTAAATGCTTCATTCGTCCCTCCAATCATCTGCGTTGACGCTCGCATGTTGGCACAAGCCACACCTCTTGCAGTAGCGCCTGTTCGCGTCTTCACGACGCCAGAACCAGTAATGACCAAACACTCGGCATAGCACTCTCATGCCGCCCTCTTCTGTTTATACCGCATCCGCCGTCGTTCATTCCACGCACTTCGACCCTGCCGATCGATGTGCTCTTTTTGCAGTCTGTTCACTCGTTGCCGACATTTTTTACATCGTGTGAAGAATTTTACTGGGACCTTTCCACACGCACGACAGAGACCACGAGCGATGTTTCGCTCTTGCCAGGCTTTTGTTGAGCGACGCCAGCTTGCGCGTTGATGAGCAGAGTTCATGACTCGGTCTTTGTGTGGGGGATCAGGGCTAACACGTCAGCGATTGCTTCTCTGTATCCACTGTCACGACGACGGAAGTTGTCAAGCGGTTCTTCAGATTTGCGTTTGGCTGTCAGATGCTCAACCTGCGCCCGCAGGGTGGCGGCCTCGGCCTTCCCTCCATCACACTTGCTACAGATGTCATATCTGGCGTCGTCGACCGGCTGATCGCAGTCGAAGCACTTTTTGTTGGCTGGTGCTGACGGGGTGGCGAGAGCGGCAGACAGTTGAGCGGCACACGTCTCAAAAATACAAGCTCGCTCTATCGAGTTCATCTTGCGGTCGTTCTCAGCAATAAGAAGCCACACATTGACGAGCATTCGTAGCGTCTCCTGCGCCCCGCCAGCGGACGCGGGGGGTGTAGTATCGAGAACTGCTAACACCTTCTCAAGGGTTGGCTTCACATCACGCAGCATAAAGTGTGAGCCGTTGTAGTCGCACAGGTTTATCAATTCAGCTACTCGTCGCACTAGGCGTGCCGTTTCCAGTTCCTGCGTCGACGGGGCGGGATCGCTCATTGGGAGTCCTTTCCTTCCGCTCTCTCGAATCGCTAGGCACCAGTCTTTCGCCTGCTCAAAGGTGGAATACGGGCCGCAGTGTCTGTGCCACTGACCGTTCGCGACTGGGCCAGCATCTCGGGTATACACAAACCACGTCGCCGGATCGCGAAGGTCGTAGCCCGCGCCAAGTTGCCACCCGCTGCGAAACGTCCGCACGGGATGCACATCGCAAGGCACGCCGTAAGCATCAACCATCTGTTCTATTTCAGCCATCTAGGTCTCCTCTCGTGCGGGGGGATCGGCCAATAGTTCTGCAAGGCCACAAGTGCATTTCCCGACATGCGATGCACCTGTGAAGTGGCTATCGAATCGAGGCCATGCGTCACAGCCGTCCTTATGCTGCACGTAGGCTCGCCACCCCTGTGCGCCCTCGGCTGCCCGCTCATACGATAGAACCGCGACCGTGCGTAAGGCATAACTCAGCGTCGTCTCGCCACGGTCAACCTTCAACGCCCACTCGTACGCGAGGTCGCTCAACCACAACGCGGCGTCAGTTGATAGTTCCCGCGGTCTCACCCCCTCGGGAGGGACGGCGAGGAGGGAGAGCACCTCGTTGATCATATCTAGCGCCTTATCGGCATCGGCCTGATGAGGAAACTGACTCCCCATCTTCGCTTCTCCGGGTTGAAGTTCATAGCGTGCATAGTGGATAAACTGCCGCACCCACTGTAATTTACTGACGCTACTTGGTGGCATGGGGCCGTGCTCCGTGTCTCGTGGGTGCATCATACGATCTCCTTCTTTCATATGCCCTGACTTTCCCACGGCAGCAAGTCGGCTACCGACACTTCGTAGAACCACAGTTGTCCACCGTTGGCGCGCACCGCGTCCATCTCGTCACGTGCAGCAAGACTGTCTTGTCCGATCGATGTGAGATAGGCCTCATACGCCATCTGTGTCGACTCAGCAAGCACAGTGCCGAGTCGAGCGTTGTTGTCGACGTCGTGCATCGACGAGACGACGAGCGTCTCGCCTACGATGACTTGCTGTGTCAGCATCATAATGATCGTCATTTAGTCTCCTATCGACACGACAGGTGTTGTTGTGATGTGTCTGCCTTCCCACCGACCTGGATATGTAGCCGGCTCGGCGTACGCGAACGTCACACACTTGCCGACAACGA